TGGTCCGGCAATGATGGTGCTTCCGGACATAAAAATGCTCAACGAGATGGAGAAGACGACGCTGCGCGCCGGACATCTTGCCGTTGATCCGCCTCTGCTGTTGCTGGAAGACGGCACTCTGCAGGGTTTCCAGATGCGCCCGCGCGCCCTCAACTATGGTGGTCTCAATGAACAAGGGCAGCAGATGGTGCAGCCGCTGGAGACCAAAGCAAACCTGCCTTGGGCCATGGAAATGACCGATGGCAAGCGGAAACTCATCAATGAAGCATTTCTGGTGACGCTGTTCCAGATCCTCGTCGATTCTCCTCAGATCACCGCCACCGAGGCATTACTGCGCGCCCAGGAGAAGGGTCAACTGCTTGCCCCGACCATGGGGCGCCAGCAGTCCGAATTCCTTGGCCGGATCACCGAAAGAGAGTTGGATATTCTGGCCATGGCCGGCGTGCTGCCCGAGCCGCCGCCGGAAGTTGCCGAGATCCTTGGCGACGGCGGGATCGAGATCGAATACACCAGCCCATTGTCGAGGCTGATGCGAAGCGAGGACGGTGTGGCGATCCTGCGCACCTTCGAACAACTGGCGCCGATGGCTCAGGCCGACCCGACCGTCTATGACGTGTTCGACACCGACGCCCTGCCGATGGAACTGGCCGAGATCAACGGCGTCCCGGCAAAGGTCTTGCGCAGCAAGGCTGAAATCGCCAAGATCAGGGAAGGCCGCAAGCAGCAGATGGCCATGCAGCAGATGCTGGAAGCCGCCCCTGTGGCTGCCGATGCGGCCAAGAGCTTGGCCGAGGCTGCAGCGACCGCTTCCAGTGTGCCCGCGGCGTTGCCGGGGATGGCGTGATGGAACATATCGAAATGGACATCGAGACCCGGAAATTGGCCATGGAGGGCCTGAAGGTCATCTGCGCCATAACCATAGTGGTCGCGCCAGTCCTGGTGTGGATTGCGCATAACATTGTGTGGGTGGGACCATGAACAAGGCTATTCCGGTCTTCCTGTTCGGGGTCGCCCCGGTCATTGTGTGGGTCTTGTTCGCCCTTAAGGAGTGGTTGCGGTGGGGTTGAAATCCGCAATTGCCAGAGTGCGCCGGCTGCGGGAACTGCGCGGGGCCTACCGCCGCGTCTTCCTCGGCCAGGACGGTAAGCCGACTGAAGATGGCCGCATCGTATTGGCCGAACTGCGCTACTTCTGCCATGGTGATAGGCCGACCCTCAAAACCAACATGAGCGGCATAGATGCCCACGCCAGCATTGCCGCAGCAGCCAGGCAAGAAGTGTTTTTCCGCATCTCCAAGGCCCTGAACTTGGATGATGGCGACCTCGACCGCATGGAGCGGTTGGCATACTCGAGCGATAAAGGAGAAGAATGATGGCAGACCCCGAACAGAATACCCCCCCGCAAGAATGGAGCACCGGCTTCGACGACGACACCAAAGGCTGGCTAACCGGCATGGGAGTGGACAAGCTTCCAGAACGCGACGCCCTGGCCAAGGTCATCCCCATGTACCGCAGCGCCGAGCAGAAGCTTGGCGTACCTGCCGACCAACTCTTGCGCCTGCCGAAAGACGACGACGACGCTGAAGGCTTCAAGGCGATCATGTCAAAACTCGGCGCCCCGGAGACGCCGGACGGCTACGGCATCAAGGTGCAGGACGGTCAATCTGACGAGTTCCTGAAGACCGCAACTGGCTGGTTTCATGAGTTGGGCGTGCCGAAGCGCCAGGCGGAGGGCTTGGCCGGCAAGTGGAATGAGTACATCACCAGCCAGCAGGTCGCCCGCGAAGAACAACTGAACACCAAGGCCGAGAAGGAAATCCAGGCGCTGAAAACCGAGTACGGTCAGGACTTCGATAAGAACGTCGAACTTGCCCGCCGGGTGCGGCGCGCGTCCGGCCTGACCGACCAGGAAGCCCAGCAGATCGAGGACACCATCGGCGTCGGCAGGGCGATGAAGATGTTCGCCGAACTCGGTAAGTCCATGGGCGAACATCGGTTCGTCGGAGGCGAAGGCTCCGGGCAGACTTTCGGCATGTCGCCAGAAGGCGCCCGCGCCCGCATCACCGACTTGAAGAAGGATGGCGCATGGATGTCGGCCTACCTGGCCGGCGATGCCGACAAAAAAGCCGAATGGACACGCCTGCATAATGTGGGCTATCCTGACGGCGTGTAACAGATCGACATGCCGGGGAGCGGCGAGAGCCGTCCGGTGACCGCCTAAAGTAGGCCGTCTGGCCGCAGCGAGATTGCGGCAAGAAGTGGTTCCGGGTAGCCGGGGAGGCCCTTCGAAAAGTGATTCATTAACTTTTTGGAGGACTCATTCATGAGCACCCAGATCACGACCGCCATGGTCGAGCAGTACAAATCCAACGTCCTGATGCTCGCACAGCAGAAGGGCAGCAAGCTGCGCGATACCGTCCGCAGCGAAATGGTCACTGGCAAGAATGCGTATTTCGAGCGTATCGGCGCAGTCGATATGGTTGATGCGACTTCCCGCCATGACGACACCCCGCAGATCGACACCCCGCACAGCCGTCGCCGTGTTTCGCTGGTGACTTCGCGCTTTGCCGATCTGATCGACAACGCCGACAAGGTTCGCACCCTGATCGATCCGACCTCCCCCTATGCCATGAACGCGGCATGGGCGGCCGGCCGCAAGATGGATGCGTCCCTGATCGCGGCCATTGCCGGAAACGCCTATGCGGGCGAAGCGGGCGGAACCACCGTTGCCCTGCCGTCCGCGCAGAAGGTTGCGGCTGCCTCCGCCGGCCTCACCGTGGCCAAGCTGCGCAGTGCCCGCGAAATCCTGCTCAGTGCCGACGTCGACCCCGAGAACCTGACCTGTGCAATCAACCCGGCCGGCCTGACCGACCTGTTGAGCGCGACGGAAATCACCTCGTCCGACTACAACACGGTCAAGGCGTTGGTTCAGGGCCAGGTGGATACCTTCCTCGGCTTCAAGTTCCGCGTGTCCACGCAAGTCACCGCGCTCAAGGCTTTCGTCTATGCCAAGAACTCGGTCGTGCTGGCCATCGGTTCGGAGCCGAACGTCCGCATCAGCGAGCGCGCCGACAAGAACTACTCGACCCAGGTTTTCGTCGAGATGGACATCGGTGCGACGCGGGTCGAGGACGAAGGCGTCGTCGAGATCAGCTACATCTAACCAGCCATAGAAAGGAGAAATTGATATGGCTACCGCAAACACCAAGAGCAAGACCGTCACCAACCTCGACGCCACGCCCAGGGTGATGAATCCCACGTATCTCATGGGCGGCATCCTCAAGGAGCAGGTCGGCACCGTGGAAATCGCCGCGGCTGATGACAACAACAGCGTCTATCGCGTCGGCCGGGTGCATTCGTCCTGGCGGATCAGCGAGATCATCCGCTACAACGACGCCATCACCTCCGGCGCCGACTTCGACGTGGGCCTCTACGACACCGCCGAGAACGGTGCGGCCGTCATCAACATCAACTGCTTTGCCGATGCCGTGTCGCTGGTCAGCGGCTCCGTCACCGGCACGCGCGATCTCTACGAAGCCGGCAGCGATGTCGGTGTCGAGGACATCGAGCAGCGGGTGTGGGAGATGGCCGGCCTGACGGAAGACCCCGGCAAGTTCGTCGATGTCTGTTACACCGGCGTCACCGTCGGCTCCGGCGCCGGCACGCTGTCGGTGAAAATCCAGTACGTGGAGTGATGTCGGAAGTCCACGAACTGTGGAACATCCTGGGCGGAAGGGGGGAAATCCCCTCCCGCTCGGGATGTTTTTCCGGCCCGCTGCTTGTCCTGGGCGGCGGTCGTACCGTGTGGGACGACTACGCCAAGGTCAGGCCGTGGAAGGGAGAAATCATGGCGGTCAATGACATCGGCGCGCATTTGCACGACCGCATCCGCCATTGGGTGACGCTGCACCCTGAATACTTTCCAGGCTGGCGGCACTACCGCGAAAAGCACAACTACGGCGATCGCGTTCCGCCGATGTGCCATTCCCAAAAGTCGCGCGAGGGGGTGGATGTGGCGTGGAACTTTGCCGCTGTCGGGGGAACGTCCGGACTGTTCGCCGTCAAG